GAGCAATCTTTAACAGCCTGGCTCCTTTGCTTGTTGACTTGTTCGGCGCTAAAGCAATGAGAACTTTTGGTCGTAAGTCGGTGACGATGCCAGACGGGTCTATGTGGGAAGTTCGTGCAGCTTCTCCGAATTTGCATGGAGGTTCGTATGACCTAATCGTGGTGGACGAACTTTTCAACGTCTCCGATTCCTGTTTATCGGAGGCCCTGCGTCCTTCACAGATTGCTCGCAAGAATCCTTTGTTGAGTTGTTGGAGTACAGCTGGTGATGAGTCGAGTAAGGCCATGATCCATATGCGAGAGACGGCTATTTCAGAGATTGAACGAGGCGAACGCACACGGCTCTATTTTGCTGAGTGGAGTATCGGCGATAGGGACTGGCGTAACCCTGAGAACTGGATTTACGCTAACCCTGCTCTCGGTAAAACGATCACGGTTGAAGCACTCCAGGCTGTATCTAAAAAAGAATCGTTCTTGCGTGCCCACTTAAATATGTGGGTCAGTAGTCGAGGCAGTTGGCTGGAGGAAGGCGTTTGGGCGTCTTGTAAAACTGATGACCCAATGCCTGCCGGCGGAGTGCTGGCCGTAGAAATGAGCATGGACACAAACCGTTATGTTGGCGTCAGATCGTCAATGTTTGATGGCATTGTGCACACTCATGTCGAGTTCATTGTTGATAACGAAACGGCGCTTTGGTCTGAGATTGATCGAGTCATGGATGACAAGCTTGTTGCCCTGGCTATTACACCGACGTTAGAAATCCATGCGCCTTTGCATTACCGTCGCCGTATGACTGTGGTCGGTCAGGCCGAAATGTTGAAGTGGACAGGCATTGCTCAAAAGATGATCATTGAGGGTCGTGTTAAGCACTCTGGTCAAGTCAGTTTGTCGGAACACATATTAAGAAGCGTCCTCGTTAAGACAGGTATGGGCGTCATGATTTCTCACAAGTCGAGTCCAGGACCGATTGAGTTAGCGAAGTGTGCAGTGTGGGGTATCGCTCTCTCTAGCAAATATCAGAATCGGGCTAAACCCATAATGGTTGTAAGGTGAACTAATATCGGCATCGTGTCGGCGGGTTCGTCGGGGACCCGTCGGCACTCCCCTGCAAAGGAAACCTAATGGGATTATTTAGCAAAAAAGAAGTGACAAAGGCGGCTATTAGTCCTATTCCTGAGGAATCGGTTGCAGCTGCAGTTGGCACTAATTACTACCGACAAAACAAAGCCCCCAACACGATCGGCAGTTGGTATACGTACCAGTCTGGATTGGCTCGTAATCGTGCCATTTCTGTTCCTGCGATTAGTCGAAGCCGTGACCTTATGGCTTCAGTTTTGGCAAGCATGGAATTAAAGATGTGCACCGAGATTTGGAACGGTAACGAGATGGAGACTGTGCCGTTGGCTCCTCGTACCTGGTTACGCCAACTTGATCCCGAGATGCCTAACTCGTTCTTGTTCCCATGGATTTTTGATGACCTGTTCTTTTATGGCCGTTGTTTTCTTTACATCACCAGCCGAACAAAAGACGGTTACATGGCGTCCGCCACCCGTCTACCACAGGGGTCCATTGACACGGCAGACGCTGAAGGTCCAGTGTGGTTCGGTAAAAGCAAGGAAATCTATTTCAATGGTGGCGCTCTAGACCCTGCCGATGTTGTTCAGATTTACAGTCCTACGCAGGGCATGATTTACATGAGCGAACAAACCATCGCTACCGCTCTCAAATTGTGTGATGCCCGTTTCCGTAACGCCAGTTCAGCAATCCCAGCTGGCGTTCTGAAGCAGACTGGTGGAGAACCTTTGTCGGCTGAAGAGTTGGGTGCTTTGGCTGAAGCGTTTAATGAGGCTCGAAGCACTAACCAGACTGCAGCTCTTAACGAGTTCTTGACTTACACAGAAACGACGGCGACACCGGACAAAATGCTGTTGATTGATGCAGCCGAATACCAGTCAAAAGAGATCGCTAACTTGTGCAATGTACCCCCGTATTTGTTGGGTATTTCTACTGGTTCATACGCCTACACAAATAGCGCAGGTGCTAAGTCGGACTTGTGGACATTCGGATTATCAATGTATGCACAAGCAATTTCGTCAGCCCTCAGCCAGCAACTTCCTCGAGGCACCTATGTGAAATGGGATGTTGAGAAGTGGCTAGAGATTGACAGTTACATGGAAAAAGAAACAAAGACAGTTGAAGAAAACACCCAAGAGGAGTTGGCATGATCAGGTTTAGTTCAAACACTTTTGCTGTAGAAGCTGCAGGCCCTGACGGGCAAGATCGTCGCACCATCACAGGCGTCGCAGTTCAATACAACACGTTTGCAACTGTGAGCGATGGGACTACGGTTTCGTTTGCACCAGGCTCTTTGCCCGTTGATGGTCGTCCACCTCGTGTTTACATGTACCACGACTCAACAATGCCTATCGGCTTAGTTAGCGAAAGAGTTGACACGGGCGAACAAATGTTGCTGGCCATGAAAATTAGTTCGACAAATCTCGGCAATGAAGCCCTTGTGTTAGCAGCTGATGGAGTTATGGAGCTTAGTGTTGGTGTAAATCCGACTGAGTTCAAGTATGACGACAAAGGAAACATGACTGTTTTAGCCGCTGATTGGTCGGAAATTAGCCTTGTACCACAGGCTGCATTTTCGGAGTCTATAATTACCAAAGTAGCGGCGGAAGCGCCACAAGTCGAAGAACAAAAGGAAGAACCAAAAATGGAACTTAGCCCAATCGTTTCCGAGGAAGTCATTGTGCCTACCGCACCGATCTTTGCTCAGCCCAAGCGTGAGTTCGCTATGCCTAGCGCCTCCGAAATGCTCGCCGCTTACCACACTGGTGGCGACACTTGGCACAAAGTGAACGATGCTTTTGTTCAGGCTTCAAAGCGTAATCAGACTGCGATTCAAGCAGCAGCTGGTGACATCTTGACATCGGACACGCCTGGATTGCTTAGCGTCAGCGTGTTGGGGCCTGTGTTCCAGGATCTGAATTACGTGCGCCCTGTCGTTAATGCTTTTGGGGCAAGGGCGATGCCGAACACGCCAAGTCGCCAGTTCATCCGTCCGACGATCACGACCCACACTTCTGCAGCAGTCCAGTCTGGTCAGCTTGACGCAGTGTCGGCCACCACAATGGTTGTTGCTTCGAACACTGTCACCAAGTCAACCGTTGCCGGTCAGGTCACCTTGTCACGCCAAGACATTGACTTCACCGATCCTGCAGCAATGCAAGTCGTGTTGAACGACCTCGCTGGTCAAGTGCTCATCAAGACTGACGACATTGCAGCTGACGCACTTGTTGCTGGCAAGACTGCATCAGGTTCAACTTGGACTGTTACGGACGCCGATCCGACTTCGTTGTTCAGCTCCTTGTACGACGCCGCTCGAGAAATTGCGGAAGATTCAAACTTCTTCCCCACTCACTTGTGCGTGTCGCCCGATGTATGGGAAAAGTTGGGCAAGCAGACCGATGCTGACAAGCGCCCTGTGTTTGGTTACAACGCCAATGGCATGATGACCACCAACTCGATTGGTAACGTCTCTGGTCTCCAGTACACCAGCATGAATGTTCTCGGTTTGAATGTCGTCGTTGACAACAACTTTGCTTCCGGAACCATGCTTGTTGTTTACGCACCAGGCTTTGAAATCTACGAATCAGGCCCGCAATTGTTGAGCCTTGACAACCCGAGCACGCTTGGCAAGAACCTGAGTATCCACCAGTACTTCGCCACCTTCGTCGCTAAGTCGAGTTTCATTCAAGCAATCACAATCGCCTAACTACTAGCCCGAAAGGCGGTTAGCCGATCATGGCTGTATACCAAGTCACATTCCACCAGCGGTTGGATAACTATGCGGTTGTCCAAACGCTGACGGAACCCGATGTTGCTGTTGGGCAGTCAATGACAATTGCTAGTTTGGGTCACTCGCTCAACGGCACTCATGTCATTTACGATCTGCCAAGTTATTACTTTCTTGGCGTTGACTCTGAAGGCGATCTCCTTTTTGATGTCAACCAACCGATCCCCAACCAAGTGTTGTTTTACAACGCTGGCAGTGATCTAGATCGAAGCCCCACAAATGCTGGAACTTTGACCTATACCGAAACTTGCACTTGGGTGACAGGCCCACAAATTGCGACATATCTCGGAATCACAACTAGCGGTGACGAGACAGCCTTTTTGGTGCAGGTCGCTGCAGCTGCGAACTCGTTCTGTTTTCGTAGACGTCAAGAGTCCGGATACACGGACCAACTGACCGTTACGCCTGGTGGAGATGTAACGCTCGGTACGCTCATGTACGGTTCCGCCCTTTATCGTCAGCGTGGCTCGGTTGACCAGTTCGCATCATTCACAGATATGGCGTCAGCGCCCACTGTAGGGCTCTCAGGCATCGTCAAACAGTTGTTAGGCATCAACAGACCACAGGTCGCCTGAGATGGCTTACACGGACTTCCTGAACGAGGCGCTAGATGATCTGGTCACTACTCTGCAAACTATTTCGGGTTTGCGTGTTGTTAATGACCCTAGGAACATCGCTCCACCTTGCGCTTTTGTGGATGCTCCGACCGTCGAGTCGTGGAACGGCAACATTGTCAAGATGACTTTCCCTGTGACCTTAATCAGTAACGGCCCTGGCAACCTTGACGCACTACGCCAGCTCCTGTCGCTCACTTCTCAACTGGTCACAAAAGATGTTGCGGTTATGAGTGCTTCACCAAAAGTTGTTTCGGTTGGTGGCGCTGATTATGCCGGATACGAACTTCTCATCCCACTACAAGCACAGGATTCATAATGGACAGATATGTAATTACAAGTACTCGAGTCGGCGAAATCGGAACAGCGTTTGTTGCTGGCCCATCTGACGACATTGATTGGCTGCTTGAAGGTGGCTTCATTCAGCGTTCCGACACTCACCCGTCTAAGGGTGCTAAATTGACCGTTAAGCCCGACGCACCAACTTCAAAGAAAGACTGATCCGTCATGGCTACTTCGACATACCTATCCAATCCAATCGTTTCTATTGGTGCTGTGGACATTTCGGACCAATGTACAAGCGCAAATCTGTCGCAGAAGATCATGGCTTTGCGTGACGATGCGTTCGGTTCTACCGCTACCAGCTTCACGGCTGGACAGCAGGACAACACCTTGACCTTGGAGCTCTACTGGAGCACGGCCAGCAGTGAGACTTACGCAACTTTCAAATCGCTTGTCGGAACCAAAATTGCGTCAGTAACCATCAAAGGAAGTTCGGGCGCTACAACCGCAACGAACCCACTTGGCACTTTGGCTAACTCATATCTTGAAGAGCTCCCTGTCGTTTACACGCTTGGCGAATTGAGCCGTTGCACCATCACGCTCCGTGGTGGCACTTTCGCTTGGTCTGAAGCCTGATCTAACTAAACCTAAACAAAGGACCCGACATGAAACACACGATCCGTTTTGACATTGGTCAAGGACCAGCAACGATCACAACCACCTTGGCGACACTTGTTGCTTGGGAACGCCGTTTCAAAATGAAAACGTCTGACCTTGCCGACAATTTCGGTATGGAGGACATGGCGTTTATGGCTTGGTACACAGCCAAGATTCAGACCGAACACGGACAAACCATTCCGGTGGAGTTTGACTCATTTGTCAACAAGCTTGTAGAGATTGAGATTGTGAGTACTGCGTCCTCAAACCCTACGAAAGCGGATCACACCGCTACTCTTTAGCCCAGCTGTTAGTCATAACTGGCTACTGGCCACCTGGTATAGACTTTGATTCAGACGACCTCTCGACAGTCGCAAAGATTCTGAAGGAGAGGTGAACCATGTCAATGCAGATTCAAGGACTTGAGTCCACCTTAAAGGCTTTGAAAAAGGTCAAACCTGAGGTTCAGAAACAGTTCTTTAAGGACGCTAAAAAGATTTTGAAGCCTGTCGTTGATGAGGCGAAACAGTTGTATCCGTATGGCGACCCCACTAAAAAGAATGGTGGCTGGCCGTCTGGTATTAGTCGCACTTGGGCACCTGGTGGTAGAGGTTTGTTTCCTTATGTGCAAAGCGCAGCTGTGCGTGGCATCTCTGTCAAGACGTCTCTGTCAAAGAAAAACGATGCTGTTCTAACGATTGTGAACAAGGACGCTGCAGCTTCAATTGTGGAGTTTGCTGGCACTAACCCAAACCGTCTCGCTGATGCTCTAAACAATTGGGGAGAAAAGCCTCGAGTGATGTGGCGTGCATATGAGAACAATGCCGGTCAAGTCGAATCTGAGATGAAGCAATCTGTTGATCAGGTGATGGCTCAGATCAGCCAGTTAACGAAAGCGTTGGTGCTGTAATGGCTATTCGTATTCCGATCATTACGGACCTTCAAGACAAAGGCATTAAGGACGCTCAAAAAGCCTTTGGTGATTTCAAGATTGCTGTTGCTAACGCTGAAGGTGGGCTAGGCAAGTTCAAGGCTGGATCATCTGCGATCTTTGATGCAGTCGCCGCTAACGCCGCAACGTTTGCTCTCGCAGCTGGTGCTGCAGTCGGCAAGTTTGTATTTGACGGAATTGCAGCGTTTCAAGACCTTGCAATATCGGCAGGCAAGTTTGCTGATGCCACTGGTCTGGCCGTTGAGGATGCGTCTCGTTATATCGAAGCGGCTGGCGATATCGGTATCCCGGTTGACGCCGTAGAAAGTGCTATCGGTCGTCTCAATAAAACGATTGGTGCAAACCCTGACAAAGTTCGTGACCTCGGTATTGACCTTGTGTACTTGCGTGACGGTTCGCTAGACGTCAACGAAACTTTTAAGAACACTATTCAACGCATCAAAGACATTAAGGACCCAGCAGAAAAAGCGAAAGTCGCCGCTCAGCTTCTTGGTAAGGGCTGGCAAGACATGGCCGAACTTATTGAAATG